AAAGTTTAAAAATTACCCATATACTAAGTCATACAGGGCTTTAAAACGACTCTATTTAGATAAATCACATGAAACCTTACGAAAAATGTATAATGAAGTCCTGCTTGATCTGTGTGTGATTGCCAATAAGGAAGGAATAAATAAGTTTTTAAAATAGTTGTAAATTTATCACATTATTTCTTGACAGTTTGCCTTATTTGAACTACTACATCTAGTATAATTGGGTTAAGAATAACCTTTATATAGTTATTCCTCAAATTAACTTAATTTGAATCATTAAGTAGCCTATCAATCACCTTTCTATTTTTTTCTTTCTTTCTATTGGTAGGCTATTTATCTTTAGTAATAGTTAATTTTGATAAATCAAAATATTTTAAAGGTGATTCACCTTTTTCAATATAATAATTGTTAATTAATTCAAAAATTTGATCTTTAATATTGCTTTTTGGATTAATAAATAAATTACCTGATATATTATTATATGTAAAAAATATTTCTTTATCCATATTTCCTCCTTTCTATTTATACCAATATTTATCTATATTCTCTACATTGTATTCAACAGCTCTCCATTGAATATTCTTTTTAAATTTATTTCTTTCTCCATAATTTATAGCTTCTTTTTCAGTATTAAATATCTCATTACAGAATGAGGTGAATTTATGCTGGTCTTTAGGTTTATGGATAATGAAATACATTTAATTATTAATTAAATACAAAGAGATCATTATAATCTCTGCAATTATTATTATTTAAATCATGTTTATTTAAAACTAACATTGTTAATTTTAGCTTCTTCTTTTCTAGTTTTAAAATAGTGTTCATCTTCATACCTATAGATATTATTATAATATTTAATAAGTTTATTTTTAGGTAATAAAGATACTGCTGAACTATAATTATTTTTTAATCCAAATAATTCTTTATGCTTTAAATAATCTTTTTCAGTATCTAAATGCAAAAATAATTTACCTAAATTAGTAATAAAACAAGCCGAACATATTTCACCTATATAATCACCATTATAAGCTAATACATAAGCATCATCATCTTTTTTAATATTATGTGTGTGATTACATAATATTTCTATTTTATCTAATTTTTTCATTATTTACTCTCTTTCTTTGGTTGTTATATTTTTTTAGTATTATTGTAGTTTCGGTTGGTACATCAAAAGAGCTACTAGGCTTATATTTAATACTTTGTTCTAGCTCTGAAATCAAAATAGAATTATCACTTAACCATTTTTTAGCTGATTTTTTTGTATTAAAACAAGGAGATTCTTTTAAGGTATGTCCATTAATTAATATATCCCAATGGTAGATTCTTTTTGTTGAATTATATTTTTTTATTTCAATCATTATTTAACCCTCTTTTTTTGGTTGTAGTATTGCTTAATTGGAAATTGATATAAATTGTTAGGATATTTAATTCTATAGATCTCTCCAAAGTCCATAAAGTTAAATATCTTTCTATTTAGCTGCTTAGATAAAATATTAGTTATTGATTTATATTTATAACTTTTCATTTAACCTCCTTGTAATAAAGTTGATTTAATAATATTTCACCATTTGGTTTATTAAGATTATATTCATTAAAAACATCATGAACTTGTTTAATAGAAAATCTTTTAATGAATTTTAATCTTTTAGAGGAAATAGCTTTACAAAAATTATCACTAACTATTGATAAGGTTGCAGTAATTCCTTTATAAAAACATGAATTAGAATAATTATAATTCAATTCATATTCTATAGGATCATTTTCAAAAGTTAGATAATAAGTAAAACTTTTATTATCTGGTGAGTTATGTATTTTTTTTGATTTAATTTTAATCATTTAACCTCCATTTTAATTGGTTGTGAGTTTTTTAATCTTCTTTCATATAAAACAATTTGAGCTTGTTCTAATCTCTTATTGTCTTCATCAGTATTTAAAAAAGAAGATACAGGCAAAGTGAGAGCTTTAATCATAGCTCTAAGCTCCCATGTAGGTTTATTTCTAAGATTCATACAACCTCCTTTAATTAGTTCTGTAAATAAAATATTCAGTATTATTAATTTCTTCTATATGTTCATCATGATCGTAAGACGCAATAAAATGACCTCTACCATCTGAAGAAATCGCATCAGATACAAAATGATCGAAGTCTTTAATCATAGATAATATGGCATCATTAGAAGACTCACATTTTTCAGAAAGTAATTTAAAAACATCTTCATCAATTCCAGTATGACTAGATAAAAAAGATGAATTAAAAGCCCAAACAGACTCTCTAATATAATCTGTTGCTTTTTCTTCTGCTTCATCTTCTGTTAAGACTAGAAATTCTTTATTACCAAAATGAAAATACTCTCCATTTTGTAAAGTGATTTGATTAACTTCTTCATTATTTAACTCAAGATGATTTTTAAGAGCTTTAACTCTTTCATTTTTAATTAGATCATCATCTTTTTTTATTTCTACTTGTTCAACTTGATTCATATTTGCTCCTTTGTTAATTTGGTTAATTTGAATCATAACTCAATTAATAACTATTGATAACTTAAAGTCAATACATAATTAACAATAGATATTAATTAAATTAATATTATTAATAACAACTATAAATAGAATTAAACTGTTGCATTTATGCAACACATACATACATTAGAATAATTATAAACTATGGCAAATATAACAAAATACAGTAAAGAATTAATAGACTCTATTATGAAGGATCTAGCTCATGGAATAAGTATAAAAGCATCATTAAAAAACCATGATTTAAGCTGGGAGTGTTTCAGAAAATGGTTAATTGATGAAAAGAAATATCCATCATTGAGAGGTAAATATAGTCAAGCCAAACAAGATGGAATAGAATATTCATTGTCAGATGCTCAGAGCTTAATTAATGAAGCAGTACAAGATTCAAAGCATAAAGAAAAGACAGACTTAGGATCAACTCATTTAATAAAGGAATTTATATCTCTGGCCAAATGGAGAGCAGAGAAATTATCACCAAAAGTCTATGGAAAGAATGACAAATTACAGGTTTCTGGCGATAAAGATTCACCTTTAATTGTTAAGTGGAATAGTTAAAAGCATTGATTTAATTGGATAATGATTGGATTTATTCAAGTAATACAATCAATGTTGCATGGACATATTATAAGGATCGCTTGGTAAATCTACCAAATGATAAGCAATTACAAGTTGAATAGATAATATCTACATACTTTCTACATACTTATTTAAAATAAATGTTGATTTAATTAGTTAATACAGGCAACGAACTTATTAATAATCAATATGTTTAATTATTTGGTTATTTATTGAGATTTTGGGGGGTTTTATTTGGAAGGCACCATCAAATCATATTTTGGCGGTTTGTTAAAATTGAGGGAAGGTACACACAACTAGATTAGGAATTTTATGATGGAATTTGATGACAAGCAGAATGGTTATCCAGCAGTAGTTTATGTAATGGAAAACAACAATTCTGTTCTAATACATTTTGGAGGATTTGAGGATCTATTAGAAGCTAAGAAGTTCTCAACTCACATCATGGATGAACTTGGTATTGAAAGACTATTTGTTCCTAGAGGAGTTACAATACATTAGGGGTGGGGGTTTGTTTGCCTGACCAAGAGTTAATACTGGGCGACTGCCTAGATGTATTACCAAAAATTTTAGATAAAAGTGTTGATATAGTCATAACAAGTCCACCATATAATATTGGTTTAAATTACAATCAGTACAAAGATCAAAGAATTGATTATGTGGATTGGTTATCTCAAATATTTAATGAATGTTGCAGATGTTTAAAAGATAATGGACATTTATTTATTAATATAGCTTCTGGAAAAACAGATCCTTTTACATCTTATAAGGTAGCTGAAAGTATTAATTGGAAATTACAAAATAATATTATTTGGGCAAAAGCAGTTGAAGTTGATGGATATGTAAGAGGATATTCAACACCGACACAATCTAAAAGATATTTACAAAATGGTTGGGAACATTTATTTCATTTTACTAAAGATGGTAATACTGAAATAGACTTAAAATCTAGTGGAGTTCCTTATAATACAGATTACAACAATGCTGCTAGAAATGAAAAAAGGTCTGGCAAAAATTGGCGACCAACTACTACTTGTTGGCATATAACTTATAAAAGTAAAGCTACTAAACAAATAACAAAAGAAATAGCTGGAGAAAAAAAACACCCAGCAATTTACCCAAAAAATTTAGTAGAAAAATGTTTAAAAGTTTCTGGTATTAAAAAAGGTATTGTACTTGATCCATTTTTAGGAACTGGCACAACTGGATTAGTAGCAAAAGAAATGAATTTAGATTTTATAGGAATAGAAATAGATAAAGATTATTTTAATTTTTCTAACTCAAGAATTAATGGGGTTTTGTTTTAAAATGCCAGAGATTGTCATTCCATACAAACCAAGAGAATTGCAAAATTTTTTGCATAAAGAAATTGATAAGCACCGATTTAGTGTAATTGTGGCACATAGACGAAGTGGAAAAACAGTCATGCTTGTAAACCACATGATTAAAGACTGTCTTACTAACTCTTTGCCAAGCCCAAGATATGCTTTTATATCTCCAACCTTCAAGCAAGGTAAGGCAACAGCATGGGATTATATAAAACAATTTGCAGGTAAAATACCTGGTACAAAATTTAATGAGTCAGAACTAAGATGCGATCTCCCAAATAATGGTAGAATTACAATTCTTGGAGCTGAAAACGATCAAGCATTAAGAGGTATCTTTTTAGATGGTTGTGTCTTTGACGAAACTCAGGCAATCT